ACAAATCTTCGGGACAGTTATTCTTTTAATGGGCGGGTCTGGAATTATAATTGGTTTCATGCTCGGTCTTTTAAATATATTCATATTAAAATTCTTGTGGAAATGTTGATCTTTTTCGTCTAGGCATTTGATTTTTATATCTTGGCGAATTTGTGCATGCCAAGCTTCCCGATATAGGTTTTCATATTTTTCTGTTTTCTCATTCATTTTAGTCTCCCGATCATATGCTTGAGGAGATCGACCATTGCNTCTAAATCCTCAGCGTCTCGCTTATGTGACAACGCCGCTCCGACCTTCATTGATCGTAAGCGGCGTTGCAGTCGTTCAATTAGTTGAACTATCTCGGTTAAGTCCATTTAGCCTCGCCCTTTAGGATGATAGCTTCTCCGACAATTCCTGTTCCGCATAGCTTTGTTGCTTCTTCGTTAAAGGGTAATCCCCGCAAAAGTCCTTCTTCATTGACTAGAACCTGCCAATCTGGGTGTTCAGGCGAATTGACCATCTCGACTAACCCGCCAACGATGGATTGGGCTTCGTCTAGCGTAGGCTGCTTATCTTCAAAAATGTGTAACATATTTTATCCTTTTATCATTACAACTTGGGATAAGTACCATACATTACCATGTTAATCAAGAATTATTTTCGCTTGTTTTTTCCCTTCTTTGCGAACTTTAGCCTTGGCTTGCTTCTTTAATGACTTCTCCAACTTCCTAGAAAGGCAGTGTATTTTAGCTACCTTCGCCATTAGTCAAGCATATCTTGCTCTTGATTTAATCTACCCCCGACAACGCCAAGCCATTTTGTCGGCCCGTTACGAGTCGTTTTAAATGCAGCAACCCTATTGTCGTTTTGCAGCTTTGTAACTGATTTTTGAATTGTGCTATCTCCTATTGTCCGTAGGTTAGCTGCATTCATATCATCATCTGGGGCTGTTCTTATCCTTTCAAAAATACCATCATGAGCGCCACCTTTAGTCACGGGCGTTCCTCTATTCTCTCTTTCTTGAACAAAATTAAACACATATTCCGTTCTATCCCGAACAATTTGTGATTCTCTTAGGTTGGTTAGGTCTAGAGTCCGATCTTCTAACAAGCCTGTGTTCGGGTTACGGATAAAGTTTCGTATGTCCCGATTGGCTGGCCCGTTTGATTTCACAACTGCCCCATCAAATACGCCATTGCGAGTGTATGGTATTTGCAAGTCTTTGCAGCGTGTTCTGCCTGTTGCTACGTCCACTTGCCATACTGAGAACGCAGATCGAACTCCATCAACGATAGCTGATGTACCTCTGATTTTATTACGAGCCTTCTCAGGCGTATCAATTACATCGTTATCGCTGACCTTTGCCATGTGATGATTAACCATGACTGTTGCGCCTGTCTCTGTGGATATTTGGGCAAGCAGTCCCATGAACGCTGCGCCTGCGGCTGGATCAGCATTAATATCTGCATGAACAAATGATGCCATAGGATCAATGATAACGAGTGATAGGTTCTCTATCTCTAACATTTCTTCATATATCTTTTCGAACTCGGCAGATGTACCGTAGGTGTTGTTTTCCTTCATCATGATGGGAAATACCCCACCTTCGTTTGGCAGTGGTATCACGAACAAATCATAATCATAGCCCAAGCGTTTGTTCATTGGGTCTAGTCTGCTGATGCGCCTGTGAAGCTCATCCCGATCATCTTCTGCGGACAGAATGATTGCTGCGCCGTGTTGAGATACCAATCCCCCGAATGCGTTTTGCATGGCTTCGCCTGACGATACTTTCATAGCCAGATCAAGTGTCATCATACCTTTTCCGCTATCCCCTGCGGCTGCAAATACAACTGGAACTCCCAGAGGTATTGTATCTGCCACTAGAAACTTCTGCTCTGGTGCTGCGCCCATGAACTGCTCACTAATTAGGAGATTTCTGTTCTTGAGCGTTAATGTCTTTTTAACCTTATGCGTGGGCGCGTTGAGGAACTTGGATATATCAAACCCCTCTTCGATTGCGTCTGCTGCATCCCACTTCTTCGGCTTACCCTTTGGCGGCACAAGCATAGTGATTGACTTGGCCCCTGCGTTTTGAGCAAGCTCTTGCACGATCTTTGCTAACTTCTGCCCTGCATCGTCATTGTCGGGCCATATGATTAGCTCTTTGCCCTGCAATGGAGAGAAGTCGAACTTATCTTTTTTGTTGCGTGATAGCATGCCTGCACCGCCAATGGTGCATGTTGTTGTATATCCTAACCGTGTAAGCTCATCTGCGCACTTCTCGCCCTCCACCCATATAATACGCTCTGATTGTATTATGTCTGGGATGTTATACAGCGGCCTGCTTTCTGGCAAACGAGGAAACTGCCTGAATTCTTTCTTGGCGCTGCCATCTCCATCCCGAACAATTTCCCCTGTTGCGCTTCTTTCTATGTATCTTCGGACGGTAACTAACACTTCTCCGTCTGCTGATAGGTAATTATGCTCACCATCATGAGGCGTGTTTGCATCTATTACCCGGCGCTGCTTAATTTGTTCGGGTTGTTCTGCCGGGGGAGTAACACTAACGGCGTTATTGTTAAAAATGTTCGGGTTAACTGGGTTCATTGGAGGTTCTGGGCGAGTTTCCCCCGATGACAAATAGCTTTCGAATCTTTCTGCTACTTCTTTTACGCTTTCGTTGTAGGCGGACATTAGTATTTTAGTGATGCCCCCAATGCCTTCATCTGTATTGAAGTCCTTGCCGCGCATGAAGTTTGGGCTTGATGGATCAATATCAATCTTTAAAGACTGCCCTGCTTCTCCGTATAGCGATCCCAACAGAAATTCATTCCGAACAATTCTGCCATGTGGAAACGCTCTCTTTAACTCTTCTATTTGTACATAATGCGGAACTTTCTCCGAGATTTCGGTTACTAAGTCCCTTCTTGTATTGCTTACTAATCGTATAACCATTATATTGTCCTCATACCTCAACCACTTTAGAGGTCAGCATTCTCCTATAGTGCTGGCCTCTTTTTTTATTCTCTCCAGCAACTCTCCCGATAGTCGCAAAACCTGCATAGAAAAAAATCTTTGCTGTGCGCGACTCTTGGTAGAATGTCACCAGCTTTTGAAGCAGTCAATATATTTACTGCCCTGTCACTGGCGGTTTGGGCTAGTCCTTTATTGAACGGAACAAGCTCATAGTAAATTTCGCTGGTGTTTTTGTTTATCACTGTAAACAGAGCAGGGTTTTCCGTAAGCTCCATGTAGGCTTGATACAAAGCCAACTGAGTCGCGTAGGTTATGTTCGCCTTAGCGACACCGTGGGCTTTAAATGCTTTCCACTTCGAATCATTTGCAGACTTGCATTCCCANAGCATAGGGTACGGTATTTTCAGCGGCCCCTCACANATCACTCCNTCTATGTGACCTTTGATTTCATCATCAGCGATTGAGAACCCGAACTGGTTTCCCATCTTGTCCTCTGTGCGNAGATCAAACCCTGCGTCTTGTATCCACTTGGCTGCATAATCTTCGATCTCATGACCGAACTGAAAGATGCGCAGTGTACGTGCTGTAAACTCAGAACCCTCATCTTGTGGGTAGTTAAGATAGCGGTACTGAGTTTTACGAGCGCACTCATCCCCTATACTAGAGGCTCCTANATACTTCCTACGCTCTCGCTTTTGGTTCTGCTTAGATATACCCTCATCAACNGCNCTTGATATTGCATCTGCGATAGGATCTGTCTGCTCAGAACGGGATGCTTGTAGGAGGCCAAGCGCCTGTTGACTTATAGTATTTTTCTTCAAGCTGCCCAACTGAAATTTCCTTTTGTAATTTTTGTGCTTCCTGTATGCCGAAGACCAGTGTGTGTACTTGCTCTTCTGTTAGGTCGCAAAATCTAGTATCCCAACCAAACTTGCTTAGTATAAATGCTATTTCTTCCATAGCTGGCTTTGCTATTTCCATGTTACCTCCTAGTGAATGGTTGCCCCTATGGGGGCTGTTTCGGGTATTCCTAAATTAAAAGCATCTATAATTTCGTCTAATGTAAAATTCCAATCAGAGTTTAAAGATGACATAAGTATTTTTTCCCCGGCGACTTCTGCTGTAGCTAAGGCGAACAAAACTTCGGCTTCTGCACTTTCCACGTAGTAATCAAGTACCGTTTTTATTTTCTTCACAACTTCTTCCTTGTTGGATGAATTTTTTACAAACGATATAATAGTGTATTCTTTCTTGATAAGCGGAGCCAAACTCTCATCAAGGATAACAAATTCCATCCCCTCTTCGGGAGCCAAGGCTATTGTTAGGTTTAATTCAAATCTAGCCATCTTCTTTATCCCAATACTTCTGGTGCTGTGCTAATTCCGCTAAAAGATATTTGAATTCATTTGCAGGAATTGTAGCAACCAATTCTCCATCAACCCAAATCTTTAAACCCTCATCATATACTGACCAACGTATCATAAATACTTCTCCACAAAGGTTTCGATTGTTCGCTTATTCCACATGAAACTAAGCATACACGCTGCCTTGTATTTAGTCCAAGAGAAGTCCATAGGGCTTACATTTATGCCCTGCATTGCTAGATGCTCACGCTGCTTTTCGGACATAGATTGATCTAACCAACGCTTTGTTTTCTTGGCTGCACCGCCATCTTCGATTTCACGCAAGAAATCATCAGCGGCTGCTGTGGCTTGTGTTGGGCCACCGACTGACAGGATGCGTACCTTACCGCGTCCATGCTTGCCGAATGCTACCGATAGGTCGGATGTATTAGCGACACCTACAAATCCTTCAAAGCCCATAGCCATGCGCAGGCTTCCATTGCCAAACAAATCAATCCAACGGAAGGGAGACATTTGCATCAGATCGTACTCTGTCATAGAGAACGCTGCTAATTCTTCTTTCTCTTCTGGCTGTGACTCAAAGATATGACCACAGATAGGACACTCTTGAACGCCAAGAGGCACAAGAGCTTCGCAACTTGGGCATTCCTTCTCAGGCGCTTCGCCCTTTTCACGATCATCTAGGTTTACCTGATCCTCCAATGAGCCGTGAGTTAGAACGCTTGTGCCAAAGTCCAACACAACGCAGTCTGTCTTAACAACGTCTGGAAACTCTTCTGGATCAATCGTGCGCAGCCCCCTGCCGATCATTTGAACCATTGTACCCTTTTGTGAGCAAGGGCGCGTCAGAACGATGCAGGCTACTTGTGGAGCGTCAAAGCCCTCAGTTAGTACAGCGACATTGACAACGACCTGTAAGCTCCCTCTGGAGAGGCTATCAAGCGTTTCAGCGCGCTCATCCTTTGGTGTTGTGCCGACAACCATTCCTGCCTCTACCCCTGCCTCAAGAAATACCTCAAGCAAGTCTTCGGCATGCGTAACTGTGCTGCAAAATACTACAGTCTTTCTATCGCCAGCTTTCTCCATCCAGTTTTCGACAACGGCATCATTAATGACCTTTCGGTTCATAATCGCTTCGACCTCATCCATGTCAAAGTCATTACCTCTGCGAGTAACGTTCTCTAGCTGATCCCTAACGCCACAATCAATTACATACGTCTTAGGAGCGACAAGAAATCCTTCTCGGATTAAAGTCGTGATTTCAATCTGGTGTGCGCAATTGCTGAATATGGAGCGCAATCCCTTGCCATCGCCACGGTTAGGCGTAGCGGTAAACCCTGCAATTTCTACGTTTGGGTTATCCTTCTTTACGGCGTTGATAACCTTCTTATAGGTATCTGCGGCGGCATGGTGGCTTTCGTCTATGACAATCATATCAAACACGACACGATCACGTAGATTTCTATCGCGTGAGATTGTCTGGATCATTGAGAATACGGCATCGCCATCCCAACACTTCACTGTGCCGTTCACAATACTTGTAGTAATGTTCGGGTTAATGCGCTCAAACTTGTCCTTGTTTTGGTTAACAAGTTCGTCACGGTGTTGGATTACTAAAATCTTTTTGCCATCTTTAAATCGCCTGCCCACAAGGGCCGATAGCATGATGGTCTTTCCTGCCCCTGTGGGAGCAACTACAATTGTATTGCCGTGTTTGTCTAATGCGTTTGATGCATCAGTAACAGCGGCCTCTTGATAAGGACGCAATAACATTGAGATAACTCCGATTGATCTAGATGGAATGGGGGGTTCTGGCCCACGCCCCCCATCGTGGTCTAGCAGGTGGAGTTAGACACCTGTGCCGCTAGATTAGCGATTAGCCCAACTGGGTACTGCACCATTGCTCTGAGCTTGCTGCGGCTGCACATTAGGTTGCATAGGCGCAGAGCTTGTCATAACAGGCGCTTGACCAGAAGGGATAAAATCCTTTTGATTAGGCGTAAGAGCAGCCATCAGCTTATTATTGTCTGAATAGCCATTCGTGCCTTTCTTGATGCCAACTTTAGCACAGATTTCCATACCACTCAAGTCGTTGATATTAGAAATCTGGCGGCGTGATTGAGCCTCTGGTGATACATCAGAAGTATTCAAGTTATTGGCGCTTTCAATGATAGACCTCATTGTTTGCATGCCAATCTCTTTGGCTTGCGGCATACCGCTTGCGCCGATTTTATCCCCATCAACAAAGATGCGATCCCAGAACTTACGGCGATCATGCTCACCACCAATGATAGTGAATTCCAACTCCATCCACTTAGCGGAAGATGATTGTGATTTCTTAAACCACTGACCGTTACCAAACTCAGGGATTTCAATATCCCCCATTTTGACTAGGATAACGGCACGACAAACTGTGCCATTAGGAATAAGGGTGCGCTCCATTTGTGGAGCTTCGGACGGGGTTACATTGTTAAAATTAAGCATTTGCGATTTCTCCTTCGCTAGAATGTTGCGTATTAGGGTCAATAAAAGTCAACGATTTTTCATCCTGATTAGAGGACATTTTTGCAATCAACTTGCCCAAGTGTGGCTCTTCAATAGTATTAAGTCTTCCAGATCTATCCTTGGCAGGATAGCCAAATTCATTTAGGGCATCGCAGACAAATGCACGATAGGGGCCATTATCCCCCCCGATAACTGCCATCGTGATAACTTCGTCCACGATGCCCGGCAATTCGCGTCCAGTTTTGGAACCTTCGATCTGTAACGCGAACTGTTTACGTCCGTAATCATCTGTTGTTTCATCCAAGATGCCAACAAAGATAACGTTCTTTTGACGAATGTGCTGCAAGTGCGTTAGCCAACTCATCATCTCACGACCATGCAGGCCATAGGCTGCACGACTGTCTAGCTTGCCAGTACGATCAGACCGTGATTCTGGCTGCTGCTGGCTCCAAGAGAAGCACAAGCGTCCTGCCACAGTAATAGAGTCAACAAAGATTGTATCGTACTGCTTTTGATAAACCTCTGGATCACCAAGAGTTTGACAAACGTAATCGTAGTGCGCTTGACTGTACGGTTGATCTTCTGACAATGACGGATTAGGCCCACCAATGTAACAAGCAAGATCACGACATTCGCCCCATGTTTGAGGGCGCACCACAGGAATAGGAAACCCTTCGATAGCGGCATCCCCTGCCTCCAAGTCCATAAACAACGTTGTTTTTGGATTTAAAGTACGAGCCAGTGTGGTTTTGCCCACACCAGAAGCTCCACATACCACGATCTTATGACCGCGCTTTTCAGCCAATCTTTGTTCGGCTGTAATAATTTCTAAAGCCATTACTGCTCCTCCTCAATGTTTACGCGACCAACTTCTACTGTTCTGCATTCTTCCAAAATGGTCTTGATAGCAGGAGGAGCGGCTGTAAACTTGCGCTCTTCGACAGCAAACGTAAGCTTGCCGTAGTGACGCGCATTTTCTTCGGACAGACCATTGAGTGCTGACGCCAGCAACTCCTGATCCCACGATACCTTTTTAGATACAGTAGCCTTTAGGCGTTGATTGCCCTCACTAATATGTACTGTACCAAAGTCTTTGCCATCGACGCGCAAAGCGTCTTTGATTAATGGCATGAATGTATCAGACAACTGTGCCTCTACATCTTTAAGTTCATCGCGCAATTCAGAGATGACTGTTTTAAGCTCATCACGGCGCGAGAACAATTCTATACTGTTCATTGGATAACTCCGTTTAGATTTCTAGAACCCTATGTATGGAATACTATGGGATGTACGTCAAGTAGTTTTTTTAGATAAATATATTTCTATGTTATGAACAGCCTTCATAAGCTTCTTTTTTAGTTTAAATTCAGGGGTTTCGACGCCTTTGGCATCTTCGATAATATGCTCCCACTGACCGCCTGCATGTTCTTTATCATATTCAAAATCTGCTATGTATGCGCAAATCTTTTGTCCATTCACAGTGATGAGAAACTTGGGTTGCAGGGTTAGGTTTTTAATTCGCCCTGCTTTTTCTAAAGACTTTAAATATAAATATCGTTGCGATTCCCATTTGGAATCAAACGTAATTCCATCAACCACAGTTTTCTTATTACCGTACTTCGCCCTTGACCTCTTTTGTCTGGGATTATATGGTGATCGTGGTAACATTATGGGAATTATGATAATGCCTGCAACATCAAAATACAAGTCTATAGGTGTAAGCGTAGACACCTATAATAAAATAATAAAGATAGCTGATAAAGAGCGTAGGAATATCTCTCAACAGCTTTCTCTTTTGGTTGACCAAGAGTATTCAAGACAAAATATGCCGCCTATGGGCGGTATTGCCACTAATCTAAGCCGAATAGATGAAANGTGGGTAGATGGCGAGAAGTTGGATACATACTAAAGAAGCCCTGCGCTTCCTAGACCGCCCAATAGTGTAGATGCAATGTAAGGGTTAGATTTAGCTTTTTCTCTTAAACTGCCGCGCTTTTGGGCGTATCTTGGATCAACTTTTCTGGTAACTTGAAGATCATCCGCAGTCACCGGGGGCAATACATTAGGAACACTTGTTCGGCTTTTTTTAGGAGATGGGGGCGGAGTCCCGCGAGATTCTTGATCTGCAAATAACGCTCTTGCGCCACCTTGCCTAATTGCGCCCTTAATCCTGTTACCTTGTTCTAATTTTCTGCCTATGTTTTTCACCATGCTTTCTGCGCCCTGTTGCAGAGCAACATCTGAGCCAGTGACCGATTCACTAACAGCTTGTGTAAGGGCTTGGGCNGCAGCTTCTGGAGTTGTCTTGCCTGCTTTTACTTCTAATGCCCTGCGCATTACGTTTGGATTATTAAGCATATAATNTAATACCCGAAATCTACCAGCTTTAGGGAGATTAACCATTGGGTTTGTAAACTGACCTGTGCGGATTGCATCCGCAGCTAATGAACCAGCACCTCTTTTACCTGTGTCCCTCAAGAAAATTAAATCATCGGACAATTGCTTTATGTCTTTGACAGCCTGCTCTCCAAGAACTTTATTTAACATTTCTGGCTTGTAAGACTCAAGTGAGTTTCTTAATGAATAAGCAGCTTTTTCATTTATAAAAATATCAGGATCTACAGAACCAAGAATATCATTTACAATTGTTCGTCTTATTGTTTCTTGAGCTTCCGGGCTTTCATCAAAAAAATTCATAACACGATTCATTTGAGACTTAGTTATAGTCGGGTTAATCATTGCCGCCGCTGCTTCTTCAGCGTCTAAATCTCCTGAATTTAATTTCTTTAAAATACTTGATTTAGATGATTCGGCTAATCCGACCTGCGCATCTCTAACGCTGCGCAATGTTTGAACAATGCTTGCATCTGGATTTTGAGCCACAATACGTTGCAATGTAGCGTCATCAATTTTCTTAACGCCACCGTAAGCTAAGGACTTAGCTAAGTTTTGAACCTGCTCCCACTCACTACCAAATAGAAGCTTTCCTGTTTTGTCCTTGTTTATGCGTTTTATCTTGCCATAAAACTGAACTCCGTTAAACTTTGTAGGATCTGAAAAATCTTTATTTGAGTCCAGCAATGCTTCGTCCAAATATCGTTTAGCCAAATCTTGACGTACAATTTCTTTTTGGTTTTTAGCTGCGGTTAAAGCCGCTTCGATACGAGCAGGACTTTGAATTATTTTGTCGTAATTCCTACCGACTTCTAATTTAACATTTACGCCCGGATCACCGATATTCCGAACAATTCCTAAATTTTCAAGGCGGCTAAACATACGCATTTCTGCACGATATGCTTTGTTTGCGTCTTGAAGCAATGACATTGCCTTTCTCATTTTAGGAGCATTACCAGCCCCTACTCCCGTAAGTCGTATATCCCCCTTGAGCATATCATCCACAGTTCNTCTTAATCCTACTAACAAACGGCGCGGTGTCGTGTCTCCTATACTAAGTCTAGGNTCAAATAATGTATCTTGAATATTTTTTCGCAATGCACGAAGGCCATTAAAGGTTGTAGAGCCTTTCTTAGCTCCTTTGTTGACAAGATCATTTATTTGCGCACCAATAGCTGTAAACTCATCAGGCGCGGTAGAGGCTGCACCTCCATATTTACTGTCTATAACATCATCAAACCGTGTCTTTAGGGCCGTAATGTTAAAAATAGGAAGTTCGCCCCCTTCGACTCGCACAGTTTTTCCGTTTACATTTACGTCTCCCGTAATTTCTGCAAGCTTATCATCAACGGCTTTATAATTTACATTTGCGCCTTTTGCGAACTCATCATAATTATACATCAAAACATCAAGAACAGCATCGTCAATGTCAGTTCCTTCTTTTGTGGATTTAGTCANAATNGATATTGTATCATCAATTGCCTTCATATGNGCATTTTGAGCGTCATCTAAAGATTTTTGAAGTTGCGTAGCTTTACTAGGCGCTGCATCCGATATTATTCTNGCCAAGTCATCTACTGATGCACCATCAATCATATTTCCATCAACGTCCATAATTCCAGCTTTTTTAAGCAATTCTGCTTTTTTACCAAGAGCAAATTGCACGTTTTGAATGGCACGTTTTTCTTTTCCAGCAATGGCCTCTGCAATTTGAGATGTTCTAGATATGGCTGCGCCCATTCCAGCCGCTTCATAGCTAGGCATTCCGCCCTCATCTAATATTCTTAAACCTTGTTCAGCCTGCGCTTTTCCTAAATCACGCTCACCTTGACCTAATGCCCTTGCTGTTGCGTTAGCTCCTTTGCCTGCGCCTTGAATCAATGCGCGTCCAGCTTTAAATGTACCCATTGTGATTAAATCAATTGTTCCAGCTAACGCTGCTTCTTTTCCGACATCTTTTGCAACTTCAAGTCCACTTTGCTTTTGCAAGCCTAAAAGTTTCTCTATACCCTCTTCAGCCGTTTGGCCTAATCCAGCGCCTATNGCTGCGCCTGCTGCGCCACCAANAAGNGTGGGAGAGCCAATNATGCCGCCGATAACAGACCCAATTGTTTCAGGNNCCAAACCAGNTAAATCTGATATATCTCGTAACGTAAAACCTTCTTCTTCAATGACGAGGTTTTTACCAATAGGTTTCATACCCTCTTTTGTTTGTCCCTCAGGCGTAAGAGCCAATCTTCCTTGAGCATCTTTAGTAAATCCAGACGCGCCAACTCTTTGAAGTAGGAAGTTCTCTTTTTCTTCTGGTGTTTCCATGAAAGATAGTTTTGCTCTTAAACCACCTTTGGCTCCCGTTTTATAGTCGAACATTTGTTCGTCTTTTCCACCTCCAGAAGACATTAAATCTTCAAAAGATTTAGCTCTACTCGTGCCAATGGAACTGCTTTTAGGCTGTGAAGAACGAAACTTTTTAAGCTGCTCTTGTGGAGTTAAATTTTCTTGTTGGTTAGATCTAAATTTCTGCAATTGCTCTTGAGGTGTCATAACTACGTTCCTGCTTTTTCTTTATAGTCATCCATTGTGTAGTTAGTACCATATANTTTATTCATAGCGTCAAGTTCAGCCTGTGTAGGCATATCTCCCTGCGCTGCGCCGAATTGTATTCCTGCATTTGTTTCAAGCCAACCTACAGCGCGATCAAGGTTTTCCTGCGGTTTTAAAACTGTAAGTTGATAAATATCTTTTAATTGTTTTCTAATTTGCTCTAAATCAGCACTTCCCCAAGAAATTTCACCAACGCGCCTTTCAACTAATTTTCTGTCATTATCGGATAGAGTTTTTCCAGATTCTTTTAAAATTGCTGTTGCTTCATCAATAGCAATATTTTTTAATAACCTTTTTGCATCTGTAATATTACTGGTTCCCTCTTTTCCGAATGCCACTAATATCTCATTAGCCTTCGATAAAAATTGCTTTGGAATAGTTATCCCACCCTCTAATTGCTTTAATAAAGATTCCATTTTTTCAGCACCAGAATTTATACTTTTTTGATATTCCATGAACCTACGTGCAACAGTTCTAGGATCTTCAGCTAATTTATAGCGAGTTGGCGTTATACCTTTGTAATTAGCATCAGCGGGTGCTGCTAAGACTTGCAGTTCGGGAGGCATTTCATCTGCTTTTCCACCAATAAGAGAAATGCGTTCATAATCATTCCACATATCCCCCAAATCAACGCCTTCCGCACGTTTCTCAAGAATTGACAGACGATCAGAGCCACTTATAAATTCGTATTGGTCCTCAAACTCTTTGTTGTTAATTAATTTATCAAGCTCAAATTTATTTAAGTCTACAAATTCACCATCATCAAAGTTTGCAAATTCAGTTCCTTTTCCGCCTTTTTTATAAACCCATAACTTAGATCTTGTTCTCGCCTTTTCTTTATTAACTTCATCTACAGCCCTGTCTGAACTTCGGGTCTGAAGTGCATATTTGCCACCAGCCAAAGCGCCCTGTCTTGCCCTATCCTTAGCCTTCTCAAGAGCAGGAAGGGCTTTCTCACCTGCTGCGCCTACAGCACTAAGAGCATTAGCTACGTTAAATCCCTTCCCCGCTTTGTTTTGCATTAAGGCAAGCCCCATAGCCATCAAAGCCGAACTTTTGTCTACCTTGCCGCTAACATCAACTCCCGTTGCTTTTGCAAACTCATCTTTGTATTGCTGTATAGTTTGTTCTCTTGTATCTGGGGTTTCTCCCCGAACTGACTCTATATAATCAGCTAAAGCTCCATCATAAGTATTTTTAAATATTTCATCGCTTTGCTCTACAGTTAAAGTCTGATCTCCGCTTCCAAAGTTTTCAACTAAGGCTTTCTCTTTAGCTCTAAAATCCTCTGCCCTTGCGTCTTTTTCTTTTTTAACAATTATGTTTTGAGCAGTAGCTTGATCACTATCAGAAGGAGTTTTACCTTCAGCCTTTTTAATCATATTTGCAATTGCATCCAAAGGACTCTCTGCAAAAGCTGGGGAGTCATCTGGCATTGCTTCTATTCTTGCAGTATCTAAATCACGAGCGCCTTGACGCGATCTTTCTAAATTCTTTTTCTCAAGAAGCGTTACGGGAGCCTTTTCCTCATCGTAAAGACCAGTCTTACTCCCTGCAAATTTAACCTGCCTGAGAGCCTGCTCAATGCCGCTTGGGGGCATAATTTTAGATAATTCATCATCTCTTAATGTTTTAAGAAGTTTTGACTGAAGCCCTCTTTCGCTAAACACTTTAGGGTTTAATTCAGAACTTAACTTTATTCTTTTCATTTTATTAACAGTGCGCGGATCGGGAGTCATACCCGGACCTTCCTCCTGAAACACACCACCTATACCGCCAGTCGTACCTTTTCTACGAGCCAATTCCTGTTGATATTTTGTAAATGCATCAGCCATTATTCAGCCCTCACGATGATTGTTGGTTAATACCCTGAAGGGCTGTATATGCACCAAGGCCAGCTACAGCCGCGTTAGTTCCCGGCGAGTAAGTCCTCTGCTCTGTGCTATATATATTTGCAGATGGAGATCCAGACAACGCACCGTAAGCATAGTTGTATGGCAACAATGCCTGCTCTGTTGGGCGCATTATGTTTTGTCGATTTACATCTGCAAGATTCTGACGATACGCTCTTTCATCTGCGCCTACACCTGACATAAACGCTATGTCCGCAGGAGCTAATGCAGAGTAAACACGACCAATATCAGCCGCCGTACCGCCCAAACTTCCATATGTGCCGCCCAAAGTTCCGTATGCCGACCCTAGCTGCCCTACAGACTGGCCTAAACCACCCATAAGCCTGCCAGCCTCTAGGTTGCGAGTGTTAGCGTCTTTGTAAGCCCCCATAGAGGAGCCTAACGCGCTTTCATAAGCCCTAGACCGAAGATCAGCAGAGGCTTTTGCCTTAGCGTCCAATATGCTTTTTTCTATTTCAGCAGCTTGAACACCTTGCCTTGAACCTCCAAATGCACCGATTTGTACAGCTTGCGCTGCACCTCTTTGGCGCGCAACATTTCCTTGTCGCTCAATGTCTTTTTCTACTTCGTCTAAAACACCTTCGGTGTAGGGGTTCATGTAGGATGAAACGTAGTCGCTAGGGTCATACATGCCTCTGCCACCAGAGACATACTCTGCCGCAGGGCCAAAGAAAGTCTTGCCCTCACCGATAGTGCCGAGTCCACGACCAAGAGCTTCACCGCCCCCCGTTGTGTAAGCACCAGCCGATTCGAAGTAGGGCATATACCTACCCATAAAGTCGGGTATGCCATCCTTATTGGCATCTTCACTTAAAGCTTGTGCGCCAAACGTTTCTAGGCCAAAGCCTGTAATATCGCCTTCTTGTTGTCCTTCAGCATATATAGGTGCATCATAATTTAACCTCTGGCTACCATCTGGATTCAACATTGGATTTCCATCCATGTCTAATAATAGTGGATAACCAGTTGG